CTTTCCGTATTATCCAGATCATGTGGTCACAATTCACCCGTTGCCGGGTGAACAATGATCTGCATTATCCGAGTCCTAGCAGTCACTTCATTCTGATGAGATTGTAGTTTCCTACACGGAGGCGGTTGACCGGTACCCCCTACTCAAGCTTCACATATCAACGGAACCCTAGTGACCCGAGAAGAACCAAGTCCTATGAGCATGAGTTGTGTCTTTTTCACAGAGCTCAAACCATTTGTTGCCTTAAGTTAGCAATTTGCCTTTGACGCCCAAGAATCTGGACCGGGTATCTAACCGTTCCTCAATGGGGGTAGGTCATCCTACCGCAGAGTCGTGTTGTTGCCTGTCTGAGTTTAAATTTTGTTTTTTATGTGACTACCATGTATACGGCAAACTATCTGTCCGTTGTAGTAGTCGTCTGACTCTAATACTCTATGATTGAATTGTTCTCTGGCTTCTATGTAACTACAAGCAGCCTTTGATGTGCAATAAAATAATATTTCTCTTGTGAAGTTGTCTGAGCCTAGCTCTGCGATGTCTTGGTTGAGTTGTTCGTTGCTGCCGTAGTATGTCTGCCAGTCTGAGTCTATTTTACTTCTAATTCGTTTGCGTTTTTTGTTGCCGTTCTTTAATTTTACTACTCGGTATGAGGTCTTACTAAACTTTGATAATTTCTTGCCAATGTACTTTCTACCTGTAACAGTGTTTGTTATTAGGTAAACAAACCCCACACAGTCTTCGGGCAGTTGTTCAATTTGAGTGTTTTCGTAAAGCCATACCATGGACTATAATTTATCATTTTACCACTCAGTTGCATATTTTTCATCCACCCGGCCGGCTATACACTTGGTCTGACACTCTTGCCATCCAAAAGTTTTAAATGTGGTTGACCAAAAATCATCAGCCACGGCATCAGCCAGTGTGCGGCGATTTAAATCAAATTTGGTAGCAATAGCCTTCCATTCTGAATTGTGACTGTAGCGGTTTGCCACCCAACAACACGGAAACAGTCTTCCGCTAGCATCGATGTAAAGTCCTTTGTTGCCAATTTCGCACAGGGGTTTAACGCCGTTGACTTCTGTTGTTGATTTATATAATTGTATATTCTTTGTGTTTGCCTGCGAGTTAAGTCCACGCGAGCTTAACAGTGTAACATCTCGCTCAAATCTATGCGAGCTACTAATATACCGTTCACTAGGTTCTAGCGGATCATCTATTCCATATGTGGGATATATCTTACCAAACTTGGTGCTTAAGGTCAATTGAAAAGCATCCATTTCCAATTGCCTAGCAAGATTTTCCATAGAATTGATATAAAGTTCGTTAAACTGAAACGCTATAGCAGCCCATACCAAACGACAATCACTCGACTTCTTTAATGCTCGAATACCTGCGGTAATGCTATCAAAGTCGCTGTTTACACGATACAGATTGTTACTAGCATTATCATATCCGTCAATGCTAAAATGTACAGTGTCCTGTGCAGTAAGCACACTGCCTAGTTCGCGCCACCATTCTGATTTCTTGTGTGACCCATTGGTAACAATGACAATCTCAACAGGTTTGATCGATTTGATATACTGAATCACTGGTACAAGATCGTGGGCATAGATAGGATCTCCGTCGTCGCCACAGAATGTGATCTTTTCTACATTTGCAAGAACAAACTCTGCTGTAAAGTTTCGCTTAAAAAATTCTAAATCTAATTCAGTGTTTATTAAACCGTTGGGTACTTCTTGTCTGGTACACCGCGGACAACGCAAGGTGCACTTGGAACTTATTTCGATATGAAAATGCCAAGTAGCTAACATAGTTCTACCTCTCGTTGCCACTGACTGTCAAATACGGTCATGTTCTTTTTGCTAGTACAAGTAGCAGAACAAACAGGATCTGGATTGGATTTCCAGGTTGCTTTTAAACTTGTTAAATCATCTTTGATAAAATTCTGTTGCCTACTGCCTTGCCAACAACACGGGCTTGGGCGTCCTTGAGTATCAATGTACATGCTCTTTTCTTTTAACACATGACAATCAATTTTGCCAACTGTGTATGTAGGCACTTGCCATCCTATAGGAGCTTCAAGACCGACCGTGGGCTCACGCTTGCTGACCTTGGCCCTAAACCACTTGAATCCCATGGCTCGAGCCAGTTGTTCACAAGCGTCTACTTGATGTTGATTGTGACGGTAAACCAGCATGTCCCAGTGAGCATGACCGCCAGCAGCAATAAAGGCCTCGGCATTGGACATTAGTTTTTGCCAATTGACATTTTTACGATAAATATGATTGGTATCTTCAAGGCCGTCAATACTAAACACACAATAATCAGCAACCCGATTGAATAACTTTCCTAATGCATGCCAAAAGAATGTACTTTGTACAGCACCATTGGTATTCATACCTAGTGTAATTTCAGGATTGACTTTCCTAAAATAATTGTAGATATCCATGGTGTAATACCCAGCAGCCGGATCGCCGTAGTTACCACACATGAACATTTTGTCAAGATTGCCAATCACACGGTCACTGAAGTGACGCTGAATTTGTTCTATGCGTAGATGATGTTTTTGATCTTTTTTAAAAGTTGCATCAGTTTCTCTAGCACATGACGGACAGGCTGCCTGGCAAACGTCAGTGGGTTCAATATGTAAAACTTTTAGTCTACGCAATTTCCACATCCGTGTTGTAACTGGTAAAGCCGCCTTCTTTGACAACCTTGAGGATATTTTCCACGCGACCCGACAGTTCGTCTCTGTGCGAAACCAACCAAATACTCTTGTGTCGTTCACGACTCATGTGTTTGAGCAAGGCCAAGGCATTTTCCACACCCTGCGTGTCCAATCCTGAATCAATCATCTCGTCTATGAACAGCACATTGATGGGTTGATACAGGCTCTCAAACACATCGCGGAAGGCCCAGCTCATGCTGAGAATCAGACGATTGCGTTCACCTCGGCTCAAATTATCAAAGTCCAGTTCACGACCCAGCTCTTCAATCGAAACTGTAAGATCATTCTGGAATACCACTGTGTGTGGCAAGCCGATGCGATCCAGGTAGTGAGTGAGTCTAGCATTCAGATAGCTCAGGTTCTGTTCTATGATCTTCTTGCGTATGAAACTGTCTTTAGATGTTAATAGTTTGAGCAGGAAGTCCTGATGTTCTTGCAGCCTAGTGAGTTCGTTCAGCGTGTCATACGTGACAACCTGCAAGGCCTGCCCTTGCATGTCCCCTATCTGCTCACCGTAGGGATCTGTTTCTGCAGTTTTGTCTGCCAGTTGCTTTTCCAGTGCGGCCATGCTAGACCTATGATCTATGGCATCTTCTTCTGCATCATAAAACATTGCAGGTGGTCGACCTAGCGTGCCCAGGGCCGTGTGGGCAGTCTCAAGTTCTGATAAGAGCTGTGTATGTTCTGAGCACGCTTCTCGCGCTCGCTCCAGATCAGCCTGCTTACCCGCCAGGACCTGTTGGTGCTTATGGTCGTGGAAAGCCTGCCCGCAAGTGTGACATGTGTGAGATTCAAGTGTCGCAATCTCCTTGCCAAGCTTCTCAATGCTTTTGTTTTCGCGATCTTTATCAAGCTTCGTGCGGGAGATCTGTCCAGCCAGGTCGTTAAGATCCTTGCGCTTCTGATCCCATATCCGGTGCGCCTTGTGGGCCTGTATCTCGGCTTCAATGTCAATCTTCTTGAGCTCTTCCAGCGCGGTTTCAAGTTTGGTAATCTCTTCTTCATGTTTAGTAATCCATAAGGTTTGTCTGCGTCGCAAGGCTTCAATCTGTTCCTCTATCCGTTTGTTGGCCTCTTGCACTGCACGTATGCGGAACTCTTCTTGAGTGATAGATTCTTTGGTCTGCCGGTTGTGTTCCTTGATCCGATCAGCACGTTCACTCAGCATGGTAATGCCCAAGAGTTGTTCAATGATGGTTCTTTGATCCGTGGCCTTCAAACTCAAGAACGGTTCAGTGTAGGTATTGAGTGCCAGGATGTGTTTGAACATGTCATGGC